GACGACTCCTCGCCCGCAGCGCTTGTCGTTGACGTCCAGATGATCGAAGAGGTGGATTCCGAATTGGCAGCGACGATACTCAGGTACCACGATAAGGCCGAGGAGGGCTTGCTCGGGTCGCCGACGTCGACGACAGTCGACGATTACATCGAGACGCCTGGCGGTAATAAGGTCCACCCGAAGAACAAGAGCGCGTACTCTGACGGTGGGTCGTATCGGAACGGTTCACTCTCGCATATGCCTGGATTCGGCGGCGACGACGAGGAGGATGATCCCGATGACTGATACGCCCTCTGAGAAGATGCCGAAACCGCTTCGTATTCAGTCAGCGCTTACCAGCACTGCCGAGGACGCCGATCTCTCGAAGCGCGAGCTCGTCGAGCGCGTTGCCCACCAGGAGGAGGCTCCAGTCGAGGCTGTTCGCAACTCGCTGCACGAGCTCGTTCGTTCAGGTGAAGTGTATCTCGTCGGTGACGGCGATCAGGCGGAGGTGCGTCGGACGTGACCACGGCAACGAGCGAGGACGAGCTGCCGGCCGCGGTGATCGATCATGCCGCGACGCCGACGCAGATCTACTGCCGGGACTGCATGCACGAGGCGCTCGACTCCAGCAACCGCGAGGAGCTGTCCGTTGACCAGATCGGCGATGTCCTCATCTGCGACGGTGACGACTGCGGGGTCAACATCGCCACCACCGTGGAGCGTGACCGCGATGACTGACACCACCACCGACGAGAAAGAACAGCACCGCATCGGCACAATCAACCGCTTAGACCCACCCAAGGCAGACTGGGCGAGCCAGTACGACTGGACGCGATACCGCGGCCCCCAAGCATACCCCGTCCCCGAGGACTGGGTGCTCGACGAGCCGGAGGGCAGCATCGTCGGCTGGCAGCACTTCCCCGACGTCGGCGACGGCCACGCCACCGTCGACGACGTCTACGACGAGTTCGACACCGAGCATGAGACCTGGGAGGACTTCGAGGACGCCATCGAGGAGGCGCGTGGGGTGCGTGCGTTCCTGCGGAACGAGATTGTCGAGGACGGCTTCGACATGGACGTCATCCTCGAGCAGGAGTTGTCCATCGCGGGCGACACCGTGTTCCGGCGCGTCGACCCCAGCGACGCCGAGCTCTGGGCGCGCACCGCGGAAGCGCTCACGCGGTACGCCAGCGGCGAGACTGTCGCGGAGTTCGCTGACGAGATCGGGTTCCAGAGTGGGCGGCTGCCCGAGGACCTCCAGGAGGAGCGCAAGCAGGAGCGGCGGCGCGAGGAGAACGCTGGTCTTGACGAGTTCGCTACTGATGGCGGCCAGCCTGCGGAGTCCGGGCAGGCTCCCCATCGAGCGGACTGCGACAACCCGCTGTGCGAGCGTGGCTACGACTCGCGCGCCGGGATGGACCACTGGTTTCAGGTCACCGAGTTCGCTCCGGACGAACTCAACGAGTGGGGGTACTGCTCGCGCGAATGCATGCTCGACCACCAGCCGGAGGTGAGCCGATGAGCCTCATCGGCACGTGCTCGGACTGTGGTGTGGGTGGCGTGAGTCTCCGGTACAAGCCCGGCGTCCCGGTCAACGAGCAGTCTCGGCCATCGGTCTGTGACCGCTGCCGGGACTTCCGTGAGGAGCAGGACACTCACTACGTCACCTGCGAGGAATGCGGCGACCGTGTCCCGTCGGAGCGTGCGAAGTCGCTTGACGTGACCGCCGAAGACGAGTACTACCCCGAGTTCATCCACTTCTGCCCCACCTGCGGGCCGGAGGAGAACGATGACGAGCCCGAGTTAGTGACCGACGGCGGCCGTGCGGAAGAGGGACGGGGAGATAATCACGACGACGAGCGCCCCGAGGAGGTTGATGCGTTCGTCGACGCGTACGCCGACTACTGCCAGGCAGCCGACGACAGCGTCGAGGCGTGCGAGACCGCGAACACGTACCTCTTCGACGAGTACGCAGCGAGCCACCTCACCAACCACCCCAGCCCGGACGCTCCCGATGGCCTGGAGGATCTGGCCGAGCTCCCGATTGGGTTCGATGAATCGCTCGACCCGGATACTGTCGGTCGGTACTTCGATCTGGCTGTCGCACGTCTACACAATCGCGCCAGCACGGGCTCGTTCTACACGCCCGATACCATCGTCGAGTACATCGACAAGGAGACAATCCGCCCGAGGGTTCGCGATATCCTCGAAGAAGACGTCGGCGTCGACGTCTCCTGCGTGCCGGACTCCGACATCCCCATCGACGAACTCGCCGACGCGTGCAGTCCCGAGCAAGCCAGTGAAGCGCTCGGGGAGCTCGCATCGTGTTCGATTTGTGACCCGGCGTGTGGGAGCGGCCAGTTCCTCGTCCAGGCCGTCGACGAAGTCGCCTCAATTCGACACGCGCTCGCCGACCGGACTGACGCCGACGTCCACCACGCGGCGCACGTCTGGGCGGCCACACACACCGTCTACGGCGTCGACCTCGTCCCCGAGACGGTGCGGATGGCGCGCCTACGCGTCAAACTCCGCGTCATCGACGCACTTCCCGCCGGCGCTCCCCAGGAAGTCCTCGAGGAGGACCTGCCGCGGATTCGTGAGGGGCGGCATCTGGAGCATCAGATCAAGCACGGCAACAGCCTCATCGGCATCACTGATATGGAGAAACTCGAAGACGCACTGAGCGAGGATGAACCGAGTGGGCAGACGACGCTCGCCGGAGGTGACTGGGCATGAGCACGCCCGAGTTCACCCGGGAGGACGACGGTGAGACGCGTGCGCTGAACCGTGGGGCGTCGGCGCTCCAGGAGTTCCTCGACGTCTTCGGCGAGGGCGGGATCACCGAGCAGGATCGCGCGCACATGCAGAAGCTCGTGGACCGCGGCGGCCACGAGAACAAAGTCTCCCGGCGGTTGTGCGCGGAGATTCGCCGGAAGCGCCACTGCGGGCAGGGCTCCCCAGATGTCGCCGAGGAGATCCCCTTCGAGATTTCGACGTCCTCGGTCGTCTACCATGCTGGGGGGCGCTGCCAGCACTACACGGACATCCCCGCGGTCACCGGGAACGGCCGCGTCACCCAAATCCTGTGTGGCGTGATGCGGCAAGCCCGCTGGCAGGGACTTCCCCCGAAGGCGATTGCGTGGGCGGTCCCCTGCGAGATCGACCGCGGCAGCGTGAGCTACCACACGATTGGAGACTGCACGCACGAGACCGACGTGCCACCCTTCTCCCGGCGGACTGTCTCGGCGAGTGACTGCCGGGACTGGCGGGCGCGCGTCGGCGATGAGACGATGGGGGAGATCGCGCGGCGGACGCCGTGGTCGTACACGACGGTCGCGTCCCACGTTGAGGGACACTGCAACCACGACCACGAAACCGACAGCGAGTCGGAGTCGGTGTCGGCGGGTGTGGGTCGTGAGCAGTGTCGGGCGTGGCGGCGTATCGTCCGCGAGCAGCTCCGCGACCCGGAGGGGGTTGCGGAGGATGGTGGGTTCGATGAGGAGCTGGTGCGGCGGCACGTCACGGGGGCGTGCGAGCACGGGTTCGACATCATCGAGGAGATGCCGCTTCGGTACAACGGGATGGAGTGGGTGCCGCTGGAGGATTTGCTGGGGGTGGACGGCTGATGTCCGACCCAGCAACTGACAGCGAGGACTGCGGCCGTGCAATCGTTCACGAAGTCACGAAGGGCGAGATTAGCCACGACGGCGGCGAAGTCACCTGTCCCGCCTGCGAGTACGCGACGCCAATCCCGGACCCGAACCGGCGGCGTCTGTCCTTCGACTGTGAGCACTGCGACGCGACGCTCCGGCTCACCATTCACGCGCTCACCGACGAGATGTTCGAGCACGACCGCGACGAGATTCGCCGTCTCCAGAACGACGTGGGGATGCTCGCCGACCGCGTGCGGAGCGAGCACCCCGCGCTGGCTGGCTATCTCGAAGGCATCCACGAGGACCTGCGCGAAGCCGAGCGGATGCTTCTCGCGGATTGTGCCGACGCAAACAGCGACGACGGCGACAGTTGCGCCGACGCAAACCGAGGTGAGGACGGTGGCGAGTGAGCAATTCGACCGCGAGACCTGCCCGAACTGCGGGACCGAGGATACGCGCCACGACCTTGGTCAGGATGGATTTGACGAGTATCGCTGTAAAAACGGAAATTGCCGCGTGGAGGTGTTTCGGGTTGAGTGATAGATACGACCGCGATGGTCCGCAGTCTCTCGGAGATGTCTCGCTGGACGCCGTTGAGGATGCGGTCTTCGAGATTCGCCAGCGCGCCGAGTTCGTCGGGTGGACGGACTACGAGCGCGAACAGCAGTACCACGCGCTCGCGGACCATCTCCTCGACGCGAAACAGGAGTGGCCGGTCGGCGTCGGTGCCGTCCTGTATGGCCTAGACGGCGACGAGGAGTCCCGCGACCTCTGGCACGTCACCGACCGATTCGCCAGCGTCGACGGCAGCACGAAGCTCGTCACGCTCTGGGATGGCACCCACACCTCGCGCCGGTACGTGCGTGCCGAGGACCTCCTCGCGGACTACACTCCCGCGGGCTGGTCGTGGCCGACCGGGAAGAAGCCGCTCTACCACCTCACGCGTGAGTGCGGTGCTGACGACCGTGCCGACCTTATGACCGACGGCGGTGGCGCGTGCTCGTCGTGCGGCGGCCAGATTATCGATGCGTACGAGCTCCCGGGCGGCGACGTGGTGCACGCTGACGACGTCGCGTTTAGCGACGGGCCGATGGGTGTCTCCGCGATTGAGGTCTGCCGGCAGTGTGGGGCTCAGGTGGAGGTCGATGGCGATGCCTGAGAGCGTCGACACCCGGGGCGTTCCCGATAGTCTCGAGTTCCTGCCTGGTGAGGGGAGTCGCGAGAATCAGGTCTACGAGTGCCTGGGGTGTGGCGACCGCGTGATCGGGACAGGGAACGCAGTCCGGCACACGGGCTGTCCGGTCCCCGGAACGTGCCCCGTCTGTGACTCCCCACGCGGCCGCGTCGACGTCGCGACGAACGGCGGGCGGGTGGACGTCTGCGAGTGTGGGACGCCGTTCGTGGAACACATCGACGGAGGGGTGACCTAGCGTGGACGACGTGGAGGGGTTGTCGGCGTCGGCTGTCCTCGTGCTGCAGGCTGTTCGCGAGGACGGCCCCGTTACTCGCCGAGAGTTGAACGAGGAGGTGTCGGTCGCCGACCGCACCGTCGGGAAGGCCTTGGTGCGGCTGCGCGACGAGGGCCTAGTCGAGCGCCGGCCGAACCCCGCGGATGCACGCGGGTATCTCTACGAGTCCCGGTAGGATTTTGCCGTCAAATCGACGGCAAAAGTACTAGTTAAGTAACTCCCGGGCGGTGGTTTCACGCAAGCACGCACGAGCGCGTGCCAGCACTTCTGGTCCTCGATCATCTCGAGGGCTACCCGATAGCCATGTCCATCGCCACCAACTCCTCAGACTACTGGCTCCGCAGTCAGACGTACGACTGCGAGCACGACCCCTGCGAGGGCGTTCGCACCCGCCGGGGGTCTGTTGAAGGGTCGTACTGTAGCCACGAATGCTACCTCCGAGCGCAAGGACAGGCGCTCCTCAACATCATCAAGCACGACCACCGCTACTGCTATACGTGCTTCCGCCGCCTGAAAGACGTCCACCGGCCGGACGACGAGTGGCAGGGACGGAAAACGCAGCCCGTGGAGATCGCGCTCGACCAGGGCGCCGAATTCGCCTCGGGGCCCGACGGCTCGCTCGAACTGGATGCGTCCGAGTGCGTCTACCGGAAGGCAATCGACCCGGAGTCGGTCATCGGCTTCCAGCACTGGAGCGAACACGCAACCCGCGGTGAGGTCCGCGTCGAACGCCCCGACGGCGTCCCGGATGACACGCGCATGGGGCTCGTCTGTACGTGCGGGCAGACGAATCACGCGGACCGCGACGACATCATCCAGGGCGCGGACATCAAGGCCGTCGTTGAACACCTCCATGCGACACTCGAAACACTCCGCGAGGAAGGCCAACACTCTACCCACGTGGACTTTGACGCGCTCGTCGACGTCCTGTACGCGCAGTACCAGCACGACACTGGGTATGACTTCCCGGTCGCGGTTGGCATCGCCGCTGAAGCTGGTGATCGTGATGCCTGAGCTCTCGGAGGAGACGATCGTCACCGCACGGATCGCCGGCAAGGTGGTCCCCGGCATGGTCGTCGACACGGCGGGCACCGAAGCGGCGTACGGCCCCGGCCCGGAGGATGTCCTGATCGTCGAGGTGCCGGGTGCGGGGACGTACCGCGTCCGGGAGTCCGACATCACGGCACCGACGTAGCCCAGTCCCGATGACCTGATGATACCGCCCAGTGTGGGCGTCGAGGCGAGGGACTGTATCGAGCAAGGAACGTCTCCGGCTGTCGATAGGGACCAACGACGGCATACACGTCGGCCGCCCCACGTGGGGAGACTGCCTCGTGGATAACACGAGTCCTCCCCATGTGGGGGCGGCCATTTGCGTCTGTTCTCCCAGCCTCGCCCCCACCCAGGGTGGGCGTCGACGTCACGGTCGAGCGAGGCCCTCTGAATCATGCAGTACTCGCATCGATTCGCCAGCTACCGGCGCTGTCTGGCTATGAATGTATCATGAGCACCGACTCAGTCAATCGCCCCTGGTACTGCCGGGACGACCTGGTCGACGAGTATCGTACGACGCTGACAACTGGCGGTGAGAAGTTGCCGATGCTCAAAGCCCTCAAAATCCTTCGCGCGATCATCGTCAACCTCGGTCTCCTGGCACTCTCCGGGTACGCCATCCAGCAAGGCGGCCACCCCACCGTCCTCGGGTTCGTCTCGATCATGGTGATCGGCGCGTACAACGGCCTCGAGCTTGGCGACTATCTCGCACTCGTCCAGGCGTACCAAGAAGTCCAAGCCCTCGATCCCAGCGATGGAGGCGACGACGAATGACCCCCTCGCGAGTCATTCGCACCGCCGTCGCGGGCCTCGTCATCCTCGCGTTCTTCGGGACGTGGCTCGCGATGGAGTGGACGGGTCGCGAGCCCGACACGATCATCCTGCTGGGCGCTGCCGCAATCGTCCTCGGCGCCGGCTACCACCTCTGGGATAGCGCGATGGACGAAGGGGTCGACGCGGTCAACGACCTCCAAGAGGGCGGCGACAACAGCGACGACACTGACTCATGACACTCACCGAGACTGCCAGCGAGCTGGTCGCGAACAACCTCCAGATCGCCGCGCCCCTGGTTGCACTCGCCGTATCCTGGGTGCTCTACGGCATCCTGGGGAAACGCATGCTCGGCGCCGACGACGACTACTGGCCCGTCCTCCGCAACCGGCTCCTCCCAGTCCTCCACCGCCTCGGCGCAACCAGTGGGCTCTACGCCCAGGGCAAGGTCATCGAGGACGAATTCGTCGGCACCGTCCAGATGACCGAGGACGAGTTCGAACGCGAGCTCGAAACCGCCGGCTTCTACCGCAACCCCCTCTCCGCCGTCAAACGATCGCCGAACGGCTGGGAGAGTGACGGCTCGTGGGCCCGCCGCTACGGACGCATCGGCTGGCTCGCCGACGCCCTGCGCTCCCTGCAGATCCCGGTCGCCGGCCCGCCCGGCCGGATGCTCGGCCGATTCCTCGCCGCAGCCGGCGACATCACGGCACGCCGCCAGACCGACGTCACCATCTTCACGCAGACCCGCGACGGGGGCACGACGATCTGGGTGTTCGCCCACGACGAACCCAACAGTCTGAACCCCGGGACTGCGTGGGCGCACTACGTCGCCAAGTCCTGGAACGCCCAGCGTGGCGTCAAGGAAGTTCGCGGCGTCCTCGAGGACCGCAACATCGACTACCAGACCGAGGTCTGACCGATGGGCTACGACTACACCTGCGACAAGTGCGACTTCGAGGGCGAAGACCCCGGGTTCCTCGCCACCTTCAACAAGCGGTCCTGGACGACAACCCCGTTCGGCGAATTCATGCAGGACCACGGCTACGAGCTCGGGGACACAATCACGCTCTGCCCCGACTGCGTCAAAGGCATCCTCACCGATGGCTGACCCACGCGCCGCAGGCCGACACATCTTCTGGGAACGCCGCGACAAAGACCGCTACCGCTGCCCCGGATGCGGCCGTGGCCGCTCTGAAGTCACCGCCTTCCACGTCCACCACCTCGACGGCAACAAGGAAAACAACCGCCCCTCCAACCTCATCGCCCTCTGCGAACCCTGCCACCTCGGCGGCGAACACGACCTCGACGTCGACGACCCCCGCCTCCAACCACCCACGCCATCCTCGACGAACCCACCGAAACCCATCGTTTCACCCCCGTCTCCCGACCAGTAGACGGCGCTCTGTTGCTGCACGAAACAACTCAACCCCATGGACGTCTCCGAAGAAGATCTGATTGGCGAGCCGCTCGACCAGGTACCGGTCCAGGATTCGACCGATGAATCTTGCATGGGGCGGCGGTGGGAGCGCCGGGACGGGGAGAAGGTGTTCGTCGGGTACTGTGGGGCGTGGCCAGGCAAGGGCACGGACGACGTCGGCGAGGGCCGCTGCTCGAAACACGGTGGGGCTGGCGGTGCTCCCGAGGACAACGACAACGCCGAGGGGAACGACGGTGGCGCGCCCGAGGACAACGACAACGCCGCCGACCACGGCGCGTACTCGGAGAAGTTCCTCGAGGGGTTCGTCGGCCCGGACGGGAAGGACCGCATCAAGGAGGGATTCGAGCTCTCGAAGACGTCCGAGGGCGCGCAGGATCAGGCGCGCTTGATGGCGCAGGTCGCCGCGGAGAAGTTCCGCCTCACCGGCGACGAGCGATTCCTCCGCCGATACGAGTCGATCTGTGACAAGGCGGGCATCTTCCCGAACGAGGAGCTGGACGTCAACCACAACGGCATCGAGGACGCGTTCATGGGGAACCTGAAGGACTACCACGAGGATGACGATGTCGACGAGTGACCACCTCGGCCACGACCGCGGCGACGCGCATACCAGCGACGTCGACGCGCCGAAGCCCCCCGCGCACTACGCTCGCCGGGCGGACGCGGGCGACGAGACGTGGATCGAAGACGCCATCGAGGACTACCTCGGGATTCGCCTCGGCCACACCCAGCGCCGAATCTGTCGCGCCGTCGCGACCAACCACCAGGTGCTCGTCGTCTCCGCAAACTCCCTCGGGAAGTCCTACATCCTCGCCGCCATCACGATCGTCTGGCTGCTCTGCCGGTACCCCGCCGTGTCGTTCGCGACGTCAGGGACCGAGCGGAAGATGAAGCGGACGTACTGCAAGCCCGTTGAAGCACTCCACGGGGATGGCCGCATCCCGCTCCCCGGCGAGTACAAGAGCCGGCCGGAACGCATCGAATTCGATGACGACCCCGAGCACTTCTTCGAAGCCTCCAGCCCACGGGACGCCGGCGAGCTCGAGGGCGTCCACGCCGCGTACACGCTGGCGATCATCGAGGAGGCGGACAAGTCAGCCGTCGACGAGGACGTCATCGAGGCGATGCGGTCGCTCGCGAGCGACGACCGCGACCGCCTGATCGCCATCGCAAACCCACCCGAGGACGAGACGAACTCGATCTACCCCCTGATGGACGACCACCCGAACTGGGAGGTCATCCGCTTCTCAACGTTCGACTCCCACAACGTCCAGATCGACACCGGACGGACGTCCGGCCGGAAGATCGACGGGATCGCGGACATCTCGAAGCTCCAAGACGACTGGGTCGAGTTCAACGGCTCCGAGTGGCCCGGCTATGAGGACGCCCTCCGGATGTCCGCACCCCGAATCGACGAGGACGGCAACTACGTCTTCGTCGACGACGACACTCTCCCGCGGAACCCTGACTTCGAGGAGAACCTCTCCAAGCGCTGGTTCCGACGTCGCGCCGGCATCATGCCCCCGGCAGGCGCCAGCGTCAACCGCCCGTTCACGGTCGCCGACGTCAACTCGGCCTGGGAACGCGGCGACCTCCTCCAGGACGAACTCGACCGCGGCGACTTCGTGCTGCCGCCGGCGACCAGCTCGGGGATCGACGTCGCGCGGAGTGGCGACCAGACGGTGCTCGCGACGATCCACGAGAACGTGATGGTCATCCACTACAGCGAACGCGGCACGAACCACACCGACCAGAGTGCTGCCCTCGAGGACATCCTCGTCGAGATGCAGCGCCACCCGATTGCAATCGACTTCATCGGCCACGGCAGCGCCGTCCACGACAACCTCCAGGAGTCACTCCCCGACGTCGGGAAGTTCGAAGCCGGCTCGACAGCGTGCCAGCCGACGGACTACCGCGACAAGTGGGCTGAGGGCATGGCACTCCTGGGAGAGTGGCTGGAGGACGGCGGCATCATCCTCGACCGGACGCTCCGGACGCAGATGCTGGCCGGCGCTCGCGAGCTCGAGTTCGAGGAGAAGTTCATCGGGAGCCGTGGCGAGGACGGCGAGAAGGTCTACACGCTCTCGTCGAAGGACGACATCAAGGATCGCCTCGACGAGGGGTCGCCGGACTACCTCGACGCCGCGATGCAGGCGGCGTGGGCGGCCTCCGATGACACGGCGTTCGAGGACTCTGCCGGCGACAGCTGGCTGATTACTCAGTAACCATGAGTCTACGCGAATCACTTCGAGACCGAGTTGAACAACTGGCTCCCGGCGACGGCGACGAGACTGCAGAACCCGATCCTCGAGGTGAACACCGTCGCGTCACCACGACCGAACGCGACGACGAGGGCATCGTCTCCTGGGTGCTCGGCTACGCCAGCCCCAGCCCCAGCACCGACGCGGTCTCCCCCGAGCACCGAGACGCCCCCGTCACCATCGCATCGAACTGGGAGAACTACTACCAGGACTTCGCGCTCACCCGCGCCCCACTCCACCTCTTCGACGAGGCCGTCATCGAGCCCGGGTACAAGATCCGCGTCGAAGACGCATCCGGCGAGCGCGACCGCGACATGGAGGAAGCGCTCGACCTCTGGGCGTCGAACTGCGTCATCCACGCCGGCGAACTCGGCCATGACCTCCGGAAGCTCCTCGGGTCACTCCCCTCGAAACGCCGTGGGAAAGGCACCGTCCTGATCGAGAAGGTCGGCACCAGCACCGACCCCGACGCGATGGTCGCGCTGATGTCCCTCGACCCGTCGACGTTCAAGATGCACACCCGCCCCCGGCAGCCCATCCTCATCCAGCCCGACGACGCCGTCGACACCAACCACCCACGAACGCCGTCGGGGAAGGCGGCCGCGTACACGCAGTACCACCAGGACGTCCCCGGGCATGGCGAGAAGGACCCGATTCACTTCGCGACGACCGACATCCTGAAGCTGACCTACGACGCCGACGACGGCGAGGTCTGGGGGACATCGCTGTTCGACGCGATCTCCGACCGGATCGACGCGCTCCGCCAGAAGCTCAAGGACCGCGACTTCGCCATCCGCCAGACCGGCTACCCGCACCGGATCTACTCCTCGAAGAACTGGACGCAGGACGAAGCCGAAGCGTACGCGGAAGCGCACAAGGACGGCGACGTCTCCAGCGAGTACGGCCCCGAGGACGACGACGATGACCGCGGCGGGGAGAAGAACTCGTTCGCCGGGCGCGTCGACTTCGTCCCGGACGAAGTGGACGTCCAGGTCGAATCCGGGACCGTCCCGGACTTGGAGAGCGCGATCCGGGATGACGTCGAGCAGATCTTCTCGGTGATGCCGGTCGGAAAGTACCAGATTGCGTACGCCGACGACCTGAACCAGTTCGTCGTCGACCCGCAGCGCGAGCAAGACAAGGAGGCCGTCGACTCCGAACGCCAGTATCTGGAACGGAAGTTCGAGCCGATCATCAAGGAGAAAGCCGACGAGCTCGCGAACGGCGACCAGTACGATGGCACTGTCTCCCTGACGATCGAGCCACCGGAGGACGAGAACCCGCTGCGGCGGGAGAGCTTCCCGGCGGACAACCTGGAGGCGTTCGCGAACGCGTGGAAGGCGTTCAAGTCCAGCGGCGCCGAGCAGGACCTGCCCGCTGCCGCGTTCGCAGAGTTCGCCGGGTTCGACCTCGAGGAGAAACAGCAGGAGTACGACTGGGAGGCTGACCCGCTCGAAATCGCTGACGAAGACGACACGCAGGAAGCGATGGACGAGGTCGCCCCCGACAATACCGACGACGAGAGCGTGGGGGAGGAGGACGACACTGCATGAGCGCGACACCCGCCTCCGACGACGCCGGCCTCTGGGACACCATCAGTGGGCCGTCCACCGTCGACGAGCTCGGCGAGCAGTTAGCGGCCGGCGCCGAACAGCTCCAGGACACCGAGCACGCCCACCCGACGAAGTCCGGGGGCGGGCACGCGAACGACCCGTCGAAGACCACGACCGTCCAGCGGAAGTACGCCCAGCGACTCCGCGGGCGCTTCGCGAACATCCGCGCGGAGATCCGCCGCGGCATCGCTGACCGCGACGTCCTCGGCCTCCAGGACGACGATGACGGCGAGGGCACGTCGCTGGCGGACCTCCTCGCCGCCGACGACGCCCCTGGTGATGTTCGCGAGCGGTTCGTCGAACTGCTCGCCACGCAAGAGTACGGTGCCGCTGGGGATCTCGTTGAGCAGCTGGCGTCGGACTTCGACCCCGAGGACCTCGTCACCCGGGACTTCGAGTTCGACCAGCTGGCGCGCAAGCACGAGGAGTTCATGTCGTGGCTGCGCACCCAACAGGAAGCGGGCGTCCTCGACGTGATCTCCCGGAACGGCAACACGTACGTGCGGTCGGCGTACGAGCGCGGAGTTCGGAACGCGAACAACTGGATGGACGCCGACGACGTCGACGAAGACGTCGCGGCTGCCCTCCGGCAGCCCATCCACCAGGACCGCCTGTCTCTCCTCTACGAGCGGAACTTCGAGGCACTCCAGGGCATCACCCAGGACGTCTCGCGAGAGATCTCCCGGGAGCTCGCGGAGGGGCTGGCCGAGGGCGTCAACCCGGACGAGATGGCGCGCCGACTCACCGGCCGCGTCGACGCAATCGGTCGGACGCGCGCGACGACGCTCGCCCGGACGGAGATCTTGTACTCGCACAACGAGGCGACCATCAGCCAGTACGAGCGCGTGCTCGGGTCGGACATCGACGTCGAGATTCAGGCGGAGGTCTCGACGGCTGGTGACCGGCACGTCTGTGACATCTGTGAGCCCTGGGACGGCCGCACACTCCCCCTCGATGAGGCTCGCAGCGACGGGCCGCCGTTCCACCCGAGATGCCGGTGCATCGTCCGGCCGAAGACGCCGACGTCGTCTCAGACGGCGTCGACGCCGGCAGCATCCTGACCGGCGCGACGGACCACGGCCACCGCCTGTCGGACTTCTTCTCACGACGCTGGGTCGAGGAGAGCCGGGTTCAACTCCCGGAGGCGGCCTGCAGGAATGACCTGACATGACCACTCCCCACGACGAAAAGCACGCCGAGACACTCGCTGGTGGCGTCGCCTCATTCGACGAGGACGACGACAAGGACCGACAGGTCCGAATCGTCCCGCTTGGAGAGGGCGACACCACTCGCGGTGGCTCGGGCAAAGAGACGTACTGGGACCGGGAAATCCTGAAGGAGGGCGTCGAAAGCGGCGCGTTCGACGATGCGAAACTCCTCAAGGGACGTCCCGGCGAGGGCCACAAGGACATGCTCGAGCAGGCGGACCCTGACGAAATCGCCGGGTCCGCCGGCACGTTCGAGTACGAAGACGGCGTCGGGCCAGTCTCCGAGAACGCCGAGGTCCTCGACGACCACCTGGCCGACCTCGTCGACGCCGGCCTCGTCGAAGTCAGCCCCGACATGTGGCGCGTCCTCGGCGACTACGACGAGGAACTCGGCGCCTACCGCGTCGAGGAGATCCTCGACGTCCCCTACATCACCATCCTTGACCGTGGCGCGTCAGCGGGCGCGTCCATCGAGCCAGCCGACGCCGGCACCGAGGCGCTCGCCGGCTTCGCTAGCTGGCACGACCGCGTCGACGAACTCGCGGAAACACTGGGTGTGCCATCCGAGCAGGTCCAGGAGGAGATCGACGCTGGTCGCGACGTCGAGGTGTCCGTCGAGCAGCTCTCCCGGATGTTCACGCTCCGGTTCAACGCGTACGGGGAGATGTTTGGTGACGAGTTCCTCGACGAAGCGGTGGCGGGCCTCGAAGCGATCGAGGGCATCTCCGCGACGCGCAGTCAGGACAACGACAACCCCGAACTCATCGCTGTCGTCGACCGCGAGGCGGTCGCGTCGCTCGACGAACTGAACGACGAGATCGTCACCGCCCTCCAGGACACTCCGTTCGAGGTCCACGACGACTACGACTGGATCGAGGACGTCGCCTGGGAGGGCCTTGCTGGCGACATCGAGGATCGAGTAGTGAACGAGCGGGCGGAATCCCGTGTGGACTCCGGCACCGGGCAGTCCGGTACCAGCGGTACTTCAACTCAGAACATGGCAGACCCCGACGACCTTCAGGAGCAGCTTGCTGAGGTCCGGTCCGAGCGAGACAGTCTCGCCGACGAGACCGACGACCTCGAAGAGCAGCTCTCCGAGAAAGAGGAAACGATCGACGAATACGAGGAGCGCATCGAGCAGCTCGAGGACGAAGTCGACCCGCTCGTCGAGATGCTCGCTGAACTGGCGGCCGAGGACTCGCCGCTCCAGGCCGAGCAGCTCGCCGAACGCTTCGACCCGAGCGAGCTCGTCGAATCGCTGGCGCTCGACGCCGGCTGGACCGAAGAGGACGACGAGGACCCAGTCGACATCGTTCGCGAGCAGCTCGCTGGCTCGCCCAACCCTCGCGGCGAGAGCGACCCCGAGGGCACGCCCGGCGACGGCCCCGGCGAGGAAGCACTCGAGCACGCCGAGCAGCTCGCCGGCGAAGTGATGACGGCGTCCGACACGCTCGCTGCTGACGACTCGAACTACGAGTACCTCAAGCAGGAGTACGACGTCGACGCCACGGAGTACGACAACGTCGAACAGCTCCGCGCGGCCGTCCGCGACAGTGGGGGTGACTGACGATGGTGCAAGGAGACCTCCGCCTCGCCGACCCCGGCCAGGACCTCGACGTCGACGTCATCGCGGACCCCGACGGCACGGTCGCTGACCGTGGTGACCCCGTCGAGATTGCCGGTGAGGCCAACGGGCGGACGCAAGTCCAGCTCGTCACAACCCCGGGCGACGGCATCGGCTCCCTCAAGAGCGCGCCCGCCGTCGACGACGGAGACTACGCGGCCGGCGAGGTCGCAGGGAAGGGCACCGCGCTCGCGCAGGGCCCGGTCGACTGGTATGCGGACGCCTCCGGTGGCGCCGTGTCGCCGGGCGACCTCGTCGTGCTGACGGGGACGGGTGTTCGCGCCTACGACTCCGCCGGCGGCGACACGCCCGACATGATTCTCGGCCGTGTCTTCGCGACCGGGACTCGCGCCAGCGCTGAAACTGCGAACAAGGTGGCTGTGCTGCGCCACCACTAACTACTGACTGAACATGGCACGACTTAGCTTCAAGAAGGCCGGTCTACTCTCGCCGAAGACGCTGCGCGAGGAGATCGTTCAAGACATCGACCAGATGGATGAGATTCAGGGTGAGAACGTCGCCAGCGCGAACAGCGAGTTCGCTGCTGTCGACCTCGACGCCCCTGAAGAGAACTACTTCCAGATCGGCGGCGCCGTCGCCCCGATGCGTGAAGTCGACCGTGCGGCCGAATCCCCGATCGGCACGCTCGGCGACATCAACCAGAAGGACATCACGACCTACTCGTTCAAGGAGAAGCTCGCACCCGAGAAGGAGACGGACGCGAAGCTCAACAGCGAGCGCGAAATCCTCTCGCTGTACCGCTGGGGCGCGAACCAGCTCCGCGCATCGCTGTTCCTCACGCGCGAGCAGGTCACCTGGCGCGGCACCGGAAGCGTCGACGGGTTCATCGGCCAGGACGGCCAGACGCCCCACGGGGACATCCCGGTCGACAACGTCATCGACCCGGACAACGCGTACAGCGACCGCGCGAACTCGACGCCGTACCAGAACTTCTCGTACGCCTCGTACCTGCTGAACGAGGCCGACCAGACGTTCATGAACTCCCAGGTCACCAGCGACGCGGTCGGATACGTGTCGCCGAGCGCCTGGCACGACATCAAGAACAACGACGACATGAAGGCCCGGTTCTCCGGCGTCGAAGTGCGTGGCCTGAGCGGCAGTCAGGTCCGCCGCCTCGTCGACGAGGAGATCCCGGAGATCCGCATGGTCAAGGTCAAGCTCCCCCGGCAGGACGCCAACGGAAACTACCTCGACGAAGCCGGCAACATCGTCGAGGACGTCGACAACGCGGCGATGGACAACGTCCTCGAGCCGTACGACCCCGCCGCGGGCGAGCAGGTGCGGAACATCGTCATCGGGCGGCCCGGCCCGGGGTCGGCGTTCCTCCCGTGGTTCGGCGAGAACATGGGCGCGTTCGACGAGCCGGACGCGCCGTCGACGGACGGCGGGTTCGCTGTCGACGAGAATCGTGGCTTCGGGACGCAGACGTGGATCGGGGACGACCCGGCCGTCACCTGGCTGAAGGGCTTCCAGGACATCGGCTTCCACCTGATGCTCCCCGAGCAGTGGGTCGTCATCCGGGACATCTGAGGTGACCGATGACTGAACTCAAGTGGACTCGCGACTCGACGTTCCACGACGGCGGTCGGAACTTCCGAGCTCGCGGCCCCGGCGTCTACGACGTCCCCGAGGAGGCAGTCGAGGAGTACCTCGACCACCGCTCCGGCGCGTGGGAACACGTCGACGAAGACGACACCGACACCGAGCAGTCGGCGAACGATGCTGGCTCCGAGGACTCCAACGCCAGCGACGACGGCGACACCGAGACCACCAGTGAGCCCGAGGGCGAGGGCGGAGCACTTCCGTTCAACCCCGAGGAGCACACGATTGCAGAGATCGAGGAGCGCATCGCGGACATCGACGACGTCGAGACCGTGCGTGCGCTCAAGAACCTCGAGGAAGAGCAGCAGGACCGGTCCGGCGCGACCGACGCGTTCGACGACCGCCTGACGGAACTCGAGGAGTAACGCATGAACGGGCTCGCCGACGCCGACTCACGGACGTCCTACGAGGCGGTCACCAGTGGGGGGTTCCACACCGAACTCTCCAAGGGCGAAGTCCGCGAGTACATGGACGACGCGAACATGGAAGTCGACGACCGCCTGAAGAACCGCGGCCTCTCGGACCGCCGGCTCGCGAAGATCGAACGCGAACTCACCCGTCACTTCATCAAGTTCCTCGTCGACGACGAGCGCCAAGTCCAGTCCGAGGACATCGGCCCGGTCTCCTTCGACTACGCTGGCGCGCTCTCAGCGGAGGGCTTGAAAGCGACGACGCACGGCCAGCAAGCAGTCGAGTACGACACGACCGACACGCTCGGCCCCGACGGCGGGGACTTCTGGTCGGTGACCGCATGAGCGCGTTCGCTGCTCGCCGGGCGCTCCGCCGCGCCGGCGTCGACGTCGAGCTCCACAACTTCGAGCAAGCGGCCGAAGACGACTCCCGGGGAGCGCCCTGGACGCAGACCGCTGGCTCACCCCACTCGATTCTCGCAATTCCGGACCCCGGCGGGAAGTCAATCTCCTACGGGACGTTCGGCGTCGAGGTCGATGCCGACCAAGTGTACCTCGTCGACGCCAGCCTCGTCGGTGACGGCCTTCGCGATGGCGGCGGTGAAGGTGCCTCGGTCATCGTCCAGGACGGAGCGTCGTACCGCGTCATCGATGCGGATCGCTCCCAGGGCCACGGCTTCGCTGTCCTCGAATGCGAACGTGACGAGGAGGCTACCCTGTCATGATCGAGAACTACGAAGATCTGAACCGAGACCAGACTGTCGACGCCGTCGCCCAGTTCAGCGGCGAGCGCCTCGCCGCGTTCATCGAGTACGAGCGCGAGCACAAGAACCGGAAGACGGTCATCGAGCCGCTCGAACGCCAGCTGCTCGACGTCCGGCCAGCCGATGGCCGGCAAGCCGTCGCTGGTGTCTGGTGGGACGACCCGACCAATCCCCAGACAGTGCGGCGGACGCGGCGTGTCGAGCAAGCCATCGACGCTGGTGAACTCGAGGTCGTCCGCTGATGGAGGACGAGAACAACTTCGATGAGGCCCGAGAGGCCGTCCAGGACGGGCTGGAAGAGGGGCTCGTTGAGCTGCACACGGACACGCTCAACACACTCGACAAGAACATGCGGCAGGGTAAAGACGCGCTCGGGAACTCGTGGGCGCCCCTCGAAGCATCGACTGTGGCGTCGAAAGGCCACAGTACGCCCTTGATCGAGACGTCGACGCTGCGGAGCGACCTGCAGGCGACGTCGCAGGTCTACCCGTCGCGTCTAACTGCCGTTATCGGCTCCACGCTGGACTACCTCGTCCACCACGAATTCGGCGCGCCAGCGGCCGGCATCCCGCCGCGGCCGATTCTCGCACCGGCAGCGCGCTACGCTGAAAAGCGTGCTCCCGACGTCATCGGCAGCGAGATCGACGCACGCCTCGACCAGGCGGAGGTCGACTGAACTGATGCTCACCACAGCCGAGGAAGATCGCCTCGAGGACCTTCTCCCGCTCACCGCGGTCGAGGTCGCGTACGAGGGCGCCGCCTACCAGTACGACATCGCGCCGTGGTGGTGGGGCGGGGATGCTGTTGGCGATGACGCCAGCACCCCGCCGGCGTACCCGGCGCTGGCGCTCCAGTTCGAGACGCAGAACCAGCCCGAGACCGCGCGCCAGCCGGCGAACGACCTGCAGTCCATCGACAACCCAGCCAACGAGCCCGGGTTGACCGAGACACACGTGGAGGAGGTGAGCGACGACCTCTCGATGATGGTCGTCGTCGAGACCACCCACGACGAGAACGGCGTACCGCCCCAGGTCCGATGCTCGCAACTCACGCGACAGCTGTGGCGGTTCGTCCAGTTCGACCTCGATGACGTCCTGAACACGCCGGGGGAGAACGGTGAGCGACCGATGCGGTCAGAGATCACCAGCTCCCCAACGCCGACGCGCGTCCAGCGCACGCTGCAGGCCGAGTGGTCGGTCCGCCTGCATCACGCCGAGACGCAGGACGTCGAGGTCGAGACCGCGGCTGGCGCGGAGTACAGTACTGAACAGACCGACAACTGACCGTTCACAGACACCATAGATGACAGTTTCACCCGTTGAGATTGACGTTTCGGCAGAGACCGGAGCGCTCCCCCAGGAGACCTTCACCGACGTCGCCGTCGTCGGCACCGCAACCGCGGCGCCGGCTGGCGCGGCGTTCGGTGAGGTCAACCGATACCAGAGTGCTTCTGAAGTAGCAGCCGACTACGGTGACGGCAGCGACGTCCACGTGGCGTCCCAGGCCGTCGAGGAGATGGGCGCGGACGCGTGGTACGTCCTCGTCCTCGAACAGACCGAGGTCGTCGACGAAGCCGTCGACGACGGTACGACCGTCGCGAACACGCCCATCCACGGCGACGCCGGCGTCACCGCCGACGCTCGCGACGTCGTCTACTCGACCGAAGACCCCGTCAGCCAACCCGACACTGGAGAAGTCGCAGTGAACACGGCGACCGGCGAGGTCGTCACCGACGACGGCACCGCCGCGACGTTGACGTACTCGTACGTCGACTGGAGCGGCCTCGAGGAACTCGAGTACCGTGGAGTGAACCGCGCACACCTCGCGGACACGCGCGCTGGCCGCGAGCACATCGGCGACTACGACGAGTTCGTCTCCTGGGCTTCATCGGCCCAGATTGGTGTGCCGCTCGCGATCAAGAACCCGAGCACGTTCCCTAGCGATGAGGAGGGAATGGCCGTCGCGCATGAGGTCGCCGGCTACGTCCCTGGCGGGAACGTCCTCGGCGTCGTCGCGAAGACGAGCGCCGACGTCGGCGCAACCATCCTCGGGCAGCTCGCCGTCAACGAAGCGTGGTTCGACCCGTACTTCGACAACGATGGCTACCCGTTCGCCATCGACTCGATTCCGGGCCGCCTCGTCGGCGACCCGGGGACAACCGGGACGTTCGTCGGCGGTGACGCTGACGGAAACGGCCCGGTGAACGTCGTCATCTCCGTCGACGGCGTGAACGTGCTCTGGCGGAGCGTGTCGACTGCTGGTGCGGGTAGCTCCTACCAGTACTTCGACGTCCAGATGACGGAGTACTTCGCGGTCTCCGTGATCGAGAACACGCTGACATCGCTCGAACTCGAGCAGGACCGCATCCCGTTCACCGGCGACGGCCAGTCGATGATCGAGGGCGCGATCGTCGATGCGCTCGCGGACTACACGGGCGGCCCGGACGACCCGTTCGCGGAGACGGACATCCACGTGCCCGAGCCCGAGGACCTCTCTGAGGACGACCGCGCGAATCGGAACTGGACGGGCATCAAGCTCGACTATCGGCTCACCGGGAGCGCGCAGACGTTCAGCGTCGAGATGACGCTGAGCGCCTAACACCACACCACGCAGGACTCCTTCCCGCATTCATGCCTCAGTACGACAAGGACGAGGTTACGATCCTCGTCGACGGCGAACGAGTTGCACAGCTGAAGAACTTCGACCCGCCCGAGGAGAGCTACAGTCGGAGCTACGACGACACCGTCGGCGACGACGACAACGTCCTCCTCAACAGCACCGACCCCGAGCTCGAAGGCGAGCTCGAAGTCTCCCCGACCTCCAGCACCATCCCGTCGATCAATGCGCTGTTGAAGAGCGGCGAGCAGGTGCCGATTACGGTCCGGTTCCCGTCGGGCGACGTCCGGCAGAACGAGACGTACACCGGCGTGGTGTTCACGGACAAGTCGTTCGCGAACAGCTTCGACGACGACCCCGAGTCGCCGCCGAACCGCACGTACACGTTCATCGCCGACGACATCCAGTAACCCATGCCCGAGGACATCGACATCCAAGACCTCGAAGAGCAGGACTGGACGCTCGGCGGCGACGACCACCAGGAAGTCATCGAGTTCGGCGGCATGGAGTTCCTCGTCCAGGACCCCGACGACGATGACGTCCTGAACATGATGGCTGGCGGCGGTGGCGGCGAGCCATCCCAGCGCATGTTCGAGCTCGTACAGTCCGCAATCGTCGCACCCGAGATGACGCTCGAACGCTGGCAGGACATGCGGACAGCCCAACGCGTCGGGCTCGCGATGCGCGTCTCGGAAGCAATCGGGCTGAACGACATGATGGATTTTCCCGACGATGGAGCCAGTCTGCCGACGGAAAGCTGACCACGAAGATTCACAAGGTCACCGGCGAGCCGCTTGAAGACGTCGCGCGGTGGCCGTGGCAGAAGAAGGTGTTCTACGGCGAAGCCTACGCCGCCCTCGAGGAAGACAAGGACGAAGCGGCACCCGACCTCGACGAACTCCTCGACCAGATCGACCAACCGACTCCCTCGCACTAACCCATGTTTACCGGAAACGTCCGACGTATCGCCACCGTCCTCACGGCTGAGGACAACGCCAGCGGTACGCTCGACGATGTCGAACAGCAAGGCGATCAAGCGTCGGACTCGATGAACAACGCCGAGGAGAGCGCGCTCTCCCTCGGGGAAGCCCTCGGCGTCTCTGCCGGTGCAACGGCCGCGCTCGCCGGGTCGCTCGCGATGCTCACCCAGCAGCACGGCCGGACCGAACAGACGTTCGCCCGGCTGCAGACCGTCGCCGGCGCGACCGACGAGCAGATGGAGAAGATGCAGTCCACGGCCATGCAGATCGGGATCGACCTCCCGATCTCCATGCGGCAGGCCGCGAGTGCGATGGAGCAACTGTCGTTCGCCGGCTACGAAGCCCAGGAGGTCGTCTCCGCCGTCGCCGGCGTCGCCGACATCGCCGTGGCGTCCAGCCTCAACATGGGGCAGGCCGCGCGCACAACCGCGTCCGCGCTCCGGATGTTCGGCCTAGAAGCCGAGCAAACCGGCACGGTGACGTCCGCGATGGCCGCGACATTCTCGAACAGCGCCACGACAATCAACGAGATCAGTAAGGCCCTCGAGTACGTCGGCTCGACCGCGTCAACAGCGGGCATCTCCCTCCAGGAGGTCGCCGCTGCTGTCGGTGTGCTCTCCGACCGCGGGATTCGCGCCTCACGCGCCGGTACCGCGCTGAACATGACCCTCCAGCGCATCATCTCCGGGTCTGGACAGGCGTCCAGCGCGCTCTCACAGATCGGCGTGTCCATGGACGACCTCACGAACAAGCAGGGCCAACTCCGCGACCTCGCCGCCGTCCTCGGCACGCTCCAGTCGGGGATGAGCGAGCTGGAGAGCAACACCGAACGAATGCGTGTCGCGACCGAGCTTGCCGGGACGGAGGGCGCGCGCGCACTCCTCCCGCTGCTGGACTCCGCCGACGAGCTCAACGAGAAGCTCGGCGACACCTTCCGCTCGGAAATCAAGACGTCCATCGGTGAGCTTTCCCAGCTGAGTGGCGAGGAACTCCAGGGCGTGTCCGACTCGCTCGGGTTCGAAGTCGACCAGAACATGGGAACGCGAGAGTTGGTGACTGGGCTGCGGGAGCTCAGCGAGCAAGGCGAGAGCACTGAGGAGATTGCTCAACGCCTCCAGGTCGGCCTGAATATCTCCGCGGGTGCCGCGAGAGCGTTCGCGAGCGACGTCTCGGACACGAGCACGTCGGTCGAGGCACTCACTGAGGGGATTGGTGGGGCGACAACGGCGGCGGAGATCGCGGCGTCACAGATGAATACGACCGCGGGGATGGTGCAGTTCATGCGGTCGAGCTTCGACGCGATGACGTACTCGATCTACACCGGTGCTGGCCCTGCGATCACGTGGTTCAACGGGAAGCTGGCAGCGGGGATCAACGTGATCAACAACAACGAGCAGGCCGCGAAGATGCTCGGCGCAGGCCTCGCCGGCCTCACTGGCGCGGTTGGCCTCTTGACGCTCGCCCTCGGCGCCGCATGGGTCCAGACCGTCGGCCTTGCTTGGGCTCAGCGGACGCTCCAAGGGTCGTTCATCGCCTCGATAGCATCGACGTACGCACAAGCCGGTGCGCTCGGAGTGCTCTCAGGAGCAGTCGGAACCGCAACGGCCGCGGTTGGCGCGCTGTGGACCGCGCTCGGTCCTATCGGCTGGGTGGTCCTCGGCATCACAGCGGCGTTCGCTGGACTGGTCGCACTCTGGAAGACCGACTTCCTCGGCGCCGGCGAGGAAGCAGGAGCTGTCCTGGGGTTCTTCAGCGAGAAAGCCGGCCAAGCGTGGAACATCCTCACACAACTGGTCGGCATCATCTACGAACTCGGACGCATCGGCGCCATCCTCACTGGACTGGCGCTTCTCGCTCCCTTCGCCGCGCTCCTGAAACTCCCGGGCGCAATCCAGAAGATCGCGCCACAGGCGAAACAGGCCGCGATGAACATCCCCTCGATGATCGTCGACGGCCTCGACAGCCTCGGTCCAGCGAAGTACGCACTCCCCGTCCTCGGACCACTCCTCGCGGCCCACGACATGATCACGAACCCCGACCGCTGGATCGACGCCGGCCGCGGGCTCGTCGACGCGTTCGTCTCTGGCATCACCGACCGGGGCGACCTCGTCCCGGACGCCGTCTCCGGCATCGTGTCCGACGCGCGCGAGTACTTGCCGTTCTCGGACGCGAAGCGCGGCCCGCTCTCGAACCTCTCCGGGTCCGGCGCGGCGCTGGTGCAGACCATCGCGAGTGGCGTGCAGTCCGAGGACACTACCATCGCGAACGCGCTGACGAACGTGATGTCCGCGACGCCTCTCGGGCAGGCTGCTGGCGCGGTGTCGAATGCAGTTAGCGGCCAGTCCTCGAGTGGAGGTCAGACGTTCGACGTCACGATTACGAACGATATCACGGTCGAAGGTGGGGATGGTTCGACGGAGAGTTCGGTCGAGCAGGCGGCTGAGACAGGGACGTCGACGGCGCTGGAGGAGTTCTTCCGGCGGGTCGCGCGAGAAACGTGACTTACTCGGCCAACTTCTTGAGGAGCTCGTTCTGTCGCTCCATGAGGTCGTTTTGTGCTTCGAGACGTGCGAGAATTCCTGCCAGTAGTGCGCTCTGCACGCTGGCCTGTGCAGTCTGACTCGCGGACTGCTCTTTCCCGTACTGAACAGTCACTGTTCCTTCCTCTTGATCAACCTCGATTTGCTCGTGGTTGATCTCCTCGGTGGCCCACTCGTCGAAAAGTCCCATATCTGCTACGACTCCCACGGATGCAAAAAGAATTATGCCACGCATAGACAGGATCGGCGAGTCGCCGACCGTCGTCACAATCGGTGACCTCGTCCTCCCAACGACCACGGCAACGGACAGCGGCGGTTGGAACAGTCCCTCGAAACGCACCGAGGAAGGCTACGATTACGACTCCTACATCCGCCCCGAACCCGTCGAGGTATCGCTCGAAGCCTGGGTGCCCGTCGAGGACTACAACAAACTGAAATCACTCCGGCAGAGCGGCGAACCGTTCCCCGCGTCCATCGGCAAGCAAGCGTCCTTCGCGAAGGCGAAACTCGAAGCGCTCGACGTCGCCAACGAGCAAGGCCAGTCCTCGCACTACAAGGTCTCACTCACGATCAGGGAGCTCCGCGAAGCCAGCATCGAGACCGCGGAGATCTCCATCGAGACCGAGTCCGGGTCCTCGATGGGGTCATCCGCCACCACAAGCGAACCCTCGGTCGCCCAGTCTGAGGAGAGCGACGGCGGCCAGGTTGAGGACGAAACCGGTGGCATCGCCGGGACGCTCGCGGGCATCCGGCAGTCCCTCTCGGGGGTCCTCTAACCATGGAGCAAATTCCGCTCCCCGTGGACCGAGCGCGAGCGAAGCGCCCGATCCACGTCGAGTTCACGCCGTCGTCGTTCCCCGGCCAGCGCTTCGCCGTTCGCTTCAACTGGAACTCCATCTCCGGCCACTGGACAATCGAAATCGAACACCTCCGCCGCAACTTCACAGTCACAAAGTCGATGGCAACGCCGTACCGCCCGTACTCATACCTCCCATACCTCGTGTTCGTGCTCGCGGACACCGCCGGCGAAGTCACCAAAGTGACGCCAACGAACCTGGGGGACGAAGTGAAACTCTGGGTGCTCCCCGGCCCCTCGGGCCAACAGGAGGACGAGTAGATGGTCTGGGGGCAGCATCGAAGCGTCGACGCCGGCGCGGTCACCCTCGACGGCCTCGACCTCGACATCACGGTACGCAAGCCGAAAGACGACCCGCTGGAGTTCTCGATCACCACGTGGAATCTCACCGAGGAGAGCTGGCAGCGTATCAGCGACGGCGACCTCTGCCGCATCGAACTCGGCTGGACCGACGGCCCGACCGAGACCGTCATCATCGGCGAGATCGACACACGCGACCGGTCCGCCGACCGCGGCGACATCTCCTACAAGCTTGCTGGCGTCGACCAGACGGAAGCCGTGACGAAGGCGAAGCCGTACGACTCCTGGGGGCAGAAAGCGTGGCTGAACAAACGCCCCGACCAGATCGTCGATGCGATGGCGAGCGAAGTCGGCCTTTCCGTCCAGACAACGCGGGCTGGCAGCCCGATTCAGGGCATGTGGTCGATATCGCCCGACAAGACCCTCAGCGGGAACCTCGACGACCTCCTCCAAATCGCCGCGGAGAAGACCGACGTCGAGTGGGAGTGGTTCGCCGGCCGCGGCCAGATCTACTTCCTCCCACGCAACCAGGGCACGCAGGACGCGCCCGAGTTGAGCTACGACGGGCTCCTCCTCTCACTGGGCGCGAAATCGGATACGAGCGACGACACCGAGGGCCAGCTGAAGTTCGAGGCGATGCTCGAGCCACGCATCGCGAAGGGCGCAACCGTGTACGTCAACACGAACTCCTACAAGGGCCCGTACCGCGTCAGCGACTACGAATTCAAGTCCTCGACGGACTCCGGTGACCACCTCGTCCGCGGCACACTCACGCCGATCGACGCGGACTACTCCGTCGAATAACCCGCCAGCCAACCGCGGCCAGCCTGCTTCTGAGCATGAGTGCCTGGGAACAATCCACAGTCAACTGCACGAGCACCGACTGCGACGGGACAGCCGTCGCGAAGACCAACCCGTGGGGGGAAGTCACCCACTACGAATGCCCGCAGTGTAACTGCACGATCGACCGGGAGGACGTCTGATGCCCGGATTCGTCCAGATTCTCCGCGAGTTCGTCCAAGCGGAAATCCACGGCATCTACACGATGACGTTCGTCCGCGTTGAGGAAGTCAACGATGGCCGGCGGGCCGTGGTGAGCTTGAAGAGTGACTCGGACATCCTCATCGACAACGTCCCCATCGCCTCACCGTTCGCGAGGGGTGGCGCGGGCATGATCACGCCGGTCGCCCGAGGTGACGAAGGATTCGTCCTGCACGCTCAGGAGCCGCTCGACGACCAGATCCAGGAGCGCGGCGAGCAGCCCGCGGGCAGCGACCTGCGCTTCCAGCTCGAGGACGCCGTCCTCCTGCCCCTGGTGTGGCTCGACGAGGACGACGTCCCCAACCACGAAACCGGCGAGTTCCAAGTCGCCATCCAGGAGGACGGCTCCGTGCTCCGGATGCTGCCCGATGGGCGCGTCCGCGTCGAGCACGCCTCGGGGAAGGTCATCGCGATGGATGCGGACGGCTCCGTCACGCTCGGTGACGAGGCGGCCGCAGCAGCCGTCCTCAACGCCGACGCCGAACTCGAGTACAAGGACACCCAGCCCGACGGCTCGACGACGACGAAGACCGTCGACGTCGTTGATCCGGGGACGTCCGACGTCGACGCCTCCTAACCCACTCGTGATTGCATGAAATACAAGCGTACCTTAGCGACGAATCCAGACGGCACGTTCCGCCGTGAAAACGGCTCACTCGTCTGGATCGACGGGGAAGCGGCAGTCAAACAAGAACTCGAAAACACGCTGAAGACCGTTCGCGGCGAGGACGAGTTCGACGACGAGCACGGCCTCGACATCTTCGAAGCGACCGGCGCAGCGCCGCCGATCGTCGAGCGCGAAATTCGGACGGCGTTGCTGCAGGATGACCGCGTCGACGAGGTCACCGACGTCGTCATCGCGGACCCCGGTGGGAACCGGGAGACCGAGGTTGAGGTGTCGGTGGCGCTCGTTGATGGTGTCGGCCTCAGCCTCTCAGAGACGCTTTAACTACACGTATGAGTGATTCAGACTTCGGCATTCAGGACGACGGATCGTTCCAGCGAAAGCACGTCGACGACATCCGCAGCGACCAACACCAGAACTTCAAGAACGAGGTTGGCGAGGACGTCGAACTCCGAGAGTCATCGCCACAGCAGCAACTACTCGACGCGAACGCAATCGAAATCGCACGGCTGTGGGAGGCCGTCGAGTCGATGTACTACGCGTCGTTCTTCGAGGATTCGTTCGGCGAGCAACTGGACAAGCAGCTGGCGCTGGCCGGGTTCAGTCGTATCCCGGCGCGGTCCGCGACCGGCGAGGTCGTCTTCTCCCGTGGTGATGCGGCGCCGGACGACATCACAATCCCGTCGGGGACGGTGGTGACGACGCCGCGGACGGAGACGATGCCAGCCATCCCCTTCGAGACCACCGAGGGCGTCATCCTCGCACAGGGGGCGACGGAGGTGACGGCGCCGGTGGAGGCGTTGAAGCCGTGGAAGACGGACCTGAACGAGGAGTTGCTGGGCGAGGAGACGAACGTCGGCGCGAACACCATCACGAAGTTCGACAGCCCCGTCGCCGGCGTCGACGCCGTGACGAACCCCGACCCGACCGGCGACGAATCTCTCGGGTACGTCAGCGGCCGTAACCGCGAGACGGACGCCGAGTTCAAACTCCGCTACCAGAACTCCCTCGCCGGCGGAGGGTCGGCGACACTCCAGGCTGTCCGTGCGGGCGTGTTCAACGCCAGCGACGAGATTCGGTCGGTCGGCGTCGAGGAAGTCCGCGACCCCAACACGGGCTACGGCGTGCGGGTGACGGTGCTCGCGCCGGGCGTCCCCGCGGACACGGTCGCGCAAGCCATCGTCGATTCCCGTGCTGGCGGCCTCGAATCCTTCGGGGCTGAATCGGGAACTGGCACGCTCGATGACGGCACGGAGAAGACCGAGTCGTTCGACCGCGCCAGCGAGGTCACGGTCTACGTCGAGGCGAGCCTGACGACGTCCGAGACGTTCCCCGAGGATGGCGAGCAGCGCATCACTGACCGCCTCACGCGGTACATCGGCGGGACCGCGTCGGATGGCATCGCGTATCCGGGCCTCGAAATCGGCGAGGACGTCATTTACGATCAGGTGTTCCGGCGCGTGATGGAGGTCCAGGGCGTAATCATGGCGGACGTCCAGATCGGGACGGACCCAGCGGCGCTTGGTGAGAGCAACGTCGCGATCAACGAGGGGCAGGCGGCGATGACCGGCACGAGCGAGGTGACGATCAGTGTTGTCGAATGATGAGTCGCCACGGGAGCGCCTGGAGGCGTCGATCAACTCGCCGTACGATACGGACGGCGTGGTGTGGAACGCGCTGCTGGCGGCGTGCGCCAGCGAGTACGCGGAACTGGAGACGGCGCTGCGGGCGGTGCTGGCAGCGAAGTCCGTCACGAGTGCGTCCGGCCAGCAGCTCGACCAACTCGCGACGATCTTCGAGCTCGAGCGGCGGACAGGCGAGCCGGACGCGAAGTTCCGGCTGCGCATTCAGACGGCGCTGCGGCGACTCATCTCCTCGGGGACCATCGACGAGATTCGGGAGACAATCGCGGTGCTGTTGGAGACGTCGCAGTCGGAGGTACTCGTCGACGAGCCGTACGACGTCGAGCCGGCGCGCGTAGACTTGGGAATTTGGGTGTCCGAACTCTCGGATGCCGGGTTCACGCTCGACGAGTTCGCGGACATCGCGAACGATCTGACGGCGGGCGGTGTCGGCGTGGCGGTGTTCGCTCGCGGGACGTTCCAGTTCACGAGCGAGAACTCGACGGTCAATAGCGACCGTGGGTTTGCGGAGTTGAACAGCGACAACACGGGCCCCGTTGAGGGGACTGGCGGTACGTGGCCGAAGATCCTGCGGTAACTCACAATTCATGGTGGATAAAAATAGTCGCACCTGGGGAGACTCGGGTACAGAACCGGCAGCTGGTGAAGAGGTCATCTCGGGCGGAGCAGAGTACCCCGCGGACTGGATGAACTGGGCGATGTGGGCGATGACGACCGACATCGACGCGCTCGTCAGCGTCGTCGGGTCGCTCGAAGCCGTCAACGGCGTCACCGAAGTGCGGTATGAGGCGCTGGCGGACCGGCCAGCGGCGGGGCAGGCGGGCCGGTTCAGCATTCTTTCGGACGAGCAGCGCGTGACTATCGACGATGGACAGCAGTGGGTGACGGTCGGTGCGCACTCCCACGACGACCTCACGGACATCTCGGAGGGCGACCATCGGTCGGCCGAGCAGGTCCGGGATCTCGCCGGCGGCATGGCGGGGACCGCGCTCGCGCACGACGATGCGAATGACGCGCTGAACGTGGTTCAGGAGGACGTCGAGGATTGGGTTGCTGGCCTTGTGGCTGGGAAGTCAAATATCTCGGTGACGTACGACGACGGGAACGATGCGTTGTACGTTGATACGTCGGCGTTGAACGAGGAGGAGGTTGAGGATGCGATTGCTGGGCTGCTGTCCTCGAGTGATAACGTGGGGTGGAACTACGACGACGCAGGGGACACGTTGACGGTGTCGCTGTCGGGCCCGATTACGGGCGTGCAGATTGGGACGGACGCCACACGGGCGGACGTGTTCGCGGATTCTGCAGATGCGAACTCAGTTAGCACAGATGAGATCGTTCTCGAGGATACGCTATGATAACAACACCGCTGTTTATACGTGGCCTAGATGATGATTGGGCATGCGACCGCCGGCCAAACTATCCCGACGACAGTTACTGGCCACCGCAACTGCGTCCCTGGCCCCAATTACAGGCTGTTCCAGAAACGGCAGTTCGCCGACATCGGCAGAGACGCCAACTGACTCGGCTGATACCCTCGTTATCGAGACAAAGGAGACTCACACAGCAACTGGAGAGCAGTCCTACACAGCAGTCGAATGGCATGACGAAGGAGCCCTCGTCGTGGAGCAGAGCGGAAGTTTAGAACTTACTGAGCAATAACATGGCTAAGATTAAACTCATCAACGAGAACGGCGTCATCAAAGGTATCGACCCAGAAACGGGTGAAGAGGTTCCGGTGGAGTTCGAGGACCTAGAGACTCAATCGGTAAGTACAGAGGAAGCACTAATCGGGAAAACCAATCCCTATCAATACGTCTCCGAGAGCCACACCACAGTTACTGTTCCCGGAGATTACGATACAATCCAAGAAGCAATCGACGACTGTCCGAAGAATCTCCGCCACGAGTACGTCATTGACGTTGATAACGGGGCTTACGACGAGGACTTGGTATTCAGAGGCATCGCGAATCAAGGATATACGGGTGCGGAGGCATCGACCGGCGGGATTGGCACTGATGGAGAACACGGGATCATCCAGATAGTGGGCGACACTACAACGCCATCGAACGTCAAAATAAATTCGGTGACGGCGATCGGATGCACGGGCGTCCAAGCGCCCACCTTATGGGGCGTGGAACTCAACGGCGCAAGCCCGCATGTTGACGAGGACACGACCGCGGTCTTCTCAGGGTGTCAACAAGCGTTTCTCGGGGATTGTAACTTCCGAGGAGGTGCAAATAAAGCGGTTACTGCATATGGCGGCAACCTCCATGTTCGCAATATGGATGTTGGGGCTGATAACTACGATATCGCGCTATATGCAAAGCGACAGGCCGCAATCCACGAGCGTAACACTTCAGGATCCGTGACGGATAGAGGATACGTCGCCTCTGACGCTTCTTCAATCCATTCTCAGCATGATAGTAACATTAGTTCTCCCAATCGCAAATATGACCCGGTGAGTGGCTCCTATACGGTTATAGGGCCGCAGGGAATCAACTTCCAAAATGTCCAACTTCTCGGGGATGCAGGTGGACTAGAAATAAACGACAGGGTGGGGAGTGTCCCGTTCATTCTCCGAGACCTAGAGAACGGTGTGGAACGGTTCCGTGCCGAAGGCAAGGGGTACGGCAACTCCCACATTGAAAACCTGTCGGGACAGACTGGCGACTTCGACGGGCAGGTGCGGCTTGATGATGGTTCTAACACTCCACACCGAGGCGTTGAATGTGTCTGGGACGATGTGAATGGTGTTTGGGTTGACCAGACGGACGGCAGTACCTTCACCTAATCAGTCCTGATTCTCTTTTAGCGGGTGTCTCACCGCCAGCATCCTGAAAGAAACACCCGGCGCCGAGGTTAGTGCCGGAGTTGCTGGAGGGCGTCCTCCAGGCGCTCCGGACTCTCCTCGATGTACGCAATCGCCGTGCTGAACTGACTCCACCCGAATAGGGCTTTCAAATCCATCGCCGAGAGACCACGGGCGGCGTAGTAGCTGGCGGCCGTCGCCCGCAGCGCGTGCGGGTAGATCTCGTCGACGTCGACGGACTCGGTCTGCCGAGCCATCCGGTCGACGCGCCGGTTCACGACACCACGAGACGCTTCGAATTCATCGTAGTGCGTGAAGTAGTCCTCAACGGCGAGCGCTGCCCGCGTACTGGCTTCCGCGTACGGGATCTTCCTCGCAGCGTTCACCGTCTTCGGCGACCACATCTGCGCGTAGAATGGCTCCGCGTCGACGAATAACTCGTAGACGTGGCCGCCGGGCTCGAGGACGTCGTGCCGCCCCAGGCTCTGGTAGTGGTCGTCGAGCGTGTTTGCCGTGCGGATGTCCGCCATCTGCTCGGCGGCACCACGGCAGTGCCCACAGATGTCTCGCGTTCGCCCGTCGGTACAGGGTTCGTGTTTCGGGATTTCGATGCGTTCGTCCTCCCAGTTGACCCAGTCCGCTTTCATGTGCGCGACCTCACCAGGTCGCATGCCGAGGCGGCCGCACGCGAAGAGGACGAGCCGGCACTCCCGAGCGAAGTAATCATCGTCCATCCGGTAGGTCGCCTGCACCATCTGCTCGAACTGGCGTTCGGTGATGGCGTCCTCCTTGGTGTGACGGACGGCATCGTCGCTTGCCCAGTCCTTTCCGTGGTCGTCGCCGGTGACGGGCTTACGGCCACGCGGCCGCTGCTGGTCCGACGAGCTCACGGCTCGCCCGCCTCCATGATCGCTTCCAGGTATGCGAGGACGTCCGCGACCTCGCCGAGCAGCGGCAGCGGCTCGAGTGTCGACGCGCGCCCCAGCGTCCGGTAGTCGACGAGTCCAGCAGCATCCAGCCGCGGGACGTGTGTTTCGTGGAGCGCGACGTAGAGACTCTTGACGGCCTCTGTTCCGGGCCGGGTGTCGTGTGTTCTGAGGGTGCCGGTGTCGATGCCGTGCGCGAGCTCGGGCGTGGTGACGAAGCCGCGTTCGTCGACGTCGGGCTGCCAGTCGTCGAGGACGCGGATGGCAGCGCGCCGCCGGTCGTTCGCGAGGACGTCCAGGAGCTCGTCGAGCGTGATCTCGAGGCGGGCGCTGTCGGGCGTAGGTGGCCGGCGGCCACTGCCATCAGCGACAGCACTCCCAGTGCCGTCAGCCGTGGTTTGGTGGACGTAGACGTGCTGGAGGCCGGCGTCGGCGGTGATCTCGCCGCGATCCTCGAGGCGCTGCAGGAGCGCCTGGAGGTGGCTGCGGGTGATGCTGAATCGGAGTGCGAGCCCCTCGATGGTGGCCGGGTCGTCGAGCCAGTCGAGGTACTCAAGGACTTGCTGTGGGGTTGGTTCGCTAGCGTTACCACTCTCTACTGGTATGTTTTCGTGGTCCATGCTGGACTGAGGAGCCGGCGCTGAGCGGGCGACCCGCTACTTACGCACTCTTTCTCGAACTCCTCACTCCACCCGGAGGATACAAACAGACCCCAGCACCACTATTCTCCGCCGTCAGTCTGCGGCGTCGCTGCGATGCCAGCCCCACGCAATCGGGGCGGCCATCGCGACCGTCGCGACCGGCAGCATCGTCGACGCGCCCAGACTCGGGACGGACCCCGCGATGCCAGCAGCTGCCAGCCCCACAACAGCCCCATACTTCCCCGCCTTCACTGCCGTCTTCGACTCCGCAGGCGTGAACCGGCCAATCGTTCGGTCACCATTCTCGACGTCCTGGACGTCGTCAGCGAGCGTTTCCACGCGGGCGGCCATCTGGTCAGCGCCGAGCGCGGACAGCTCTGCAGCGGCGCCCATCGGCGTCGAGGAACTGATCTTTGCGTAGACGTCGTCGGCCGGTGTGGTGTCGGTATCCCAGTTGGCACCGTCGAGGAGATCGGCGTCGGCGAAGTCCTGGATGATTTGGTCGTCCGAGGAGATTGCAAGATAGTTTTTCATCGTCGCGTAGTCTTCCCAGCCGCCGACGGCCATGACGGTCTCCATATTCATGTCGTGGCGGACGAGACAGTTGGTGGCAAAGTATCGGCGGAGGTCGTGTGGCGAGAAGTAGCGCTCGTAGTCGACGTCGCCTGTTTGTTCGGTGACGAGCGTCCCGATTTTATACGCCCAGTCGTTCATCGTTCTCGAACTGATGCCGACGAGCGGTTCGTCATCGGGGATGTGTGTTTCTTCGCGGATTGTTTCGATGCAGTCGATGGTTGCTCGAGTGAGTGGGACTTTGCGATATTTTCCGTTTTCTGTTTTGCCGGTGGTGTCTTTCCCCCAGACTTCTGCGAATTTGATGTCGGTGTCGAGGTTGGTGTTGACGATGTCGTTGTAGGTGAGGTCGACCATGCCGTCCTTGCGGAGGCCGCGGCCGCCGAGGCGGGCGAAGAGTTCGGCTTGTTTTGGGTGGCCGTGAATCGAGATTGTTGATGCGATGTCGACGATGAGTTCGAATTCTTCTTGGGTGGGGAAGAGCGCAGCTTCGTCTTCGTTTTCGAGTTGGCGTTTAGTGGCCATGGTGTATCCTCGTGTTTTTGTCTGTCTGTTGACTGTTGTGCATGGGTGTGGTAACGGACGCGTGATTTATAAGTCTATTTCGAAAATTCAGACTTCCTCGCTAACCCCGTACTCAGAAACCCTACGTTACTCATAAACCCCTTCCCCAAACAATCCAGACACATCAAGAAAACACACAACACTACGCACGCGTCCAGTAAACGTATCCACCCCACCAACCAACCAACCTACGACCATGCCCTCGACCAGCACCGAAGACCGCATCCTCAGAACAGTCGACGCCCAGACCAGCCCCGCCCAGCCCGACACCGTCCGCCCGGGGACGATCGTGCTGACGCTCGCCGGCAACGGCTCGATGAACCCCGGCGACGTCCGCCAGGGGATGCAGTCGGCTGTCGACGCCGGTCGACTCGAGCACACCGAGGAGGGGCGTCTTCGCGTTGCGGATGGCGTCGACGTGCCGGTCCCGGGGAAACCCGCGTGAGTAGATAAGGAAATTAATCTCGCCACGCAGCACTATTTTCCCCGGTTCCCGTGATTCCATCCGCTTCGACGACTCACACCCGTGGTTTGTGCGTCGAGGAACCCGGTTTTCGAGACGTTATCCCTGGGGTCGCACCACGAAAACCGGGCCCCACACAGGGAGTAAACCGTATACTGCGATAGGAAGTCAGTCTGCAGTTGCCCGGACGGCGCTGCCTCTACCTTCGGAACCTCTCTGGGTGCGATCAGTAAACCTCACTCAATCGCGTAGCCCCATCCCCGCAGGACCTCCGCAATCTCGTCGTCGTGCTCGAGGCCGACCAGCAGCGCAGCCTCGCGCAAGTCCGCCTTCTTCACAGACTCGCCGAGCAACTGCTCGACGTCACTCTTCCCGGCGCGTTCAGCGTCCACAGTATCGGCTTGTAGATGGAGTTGCACCGTCTTCTCACGCCCGTCCGTAATGCTATTTCGGCGATGAATCCATGGCAGCCGCGTCGTCGTGTCACCGCCAGCATCCTGCACCGACCCACCCGTCGACTCAGGAGTCTGGTCGCGGTCGACGTCGCGACGATCGTCGGCGTCCTCTTCCTCCTCAAAACTATCATCATCCCAGTCGTCGTCCGCAGCGCCGCTCTTGAATCCAGCCATCAGGCGGTCACCTCGGTTTCATCCTCGTCGTCGAGCGCACCGGGCTCAGGCGGGGATGGTGCCTCAATCCCGCCAACGCGCTCGATGAACCGCGCGATTTCGTCGAACTGCGCGAGCGTATCCACTTCGTAGTCCCGGCGCCGGTCGCGGTGTTCACGAACGTACTGATACGCCGAGCACTGTTGCCGCCAGCACCCCTCCAGCAGGGCCGTCCGGTCCCCGATCACCGCGGGGACGTCGTACGGGATCTCCTTGAGGAGGTCCTGCTGATCGCTCGTTCCCTTGACCCCGACGGGGACGGCGCCGAGGACACCGACGTCGATGTTCAATTCGTCCGCGAAGTTCCGCGCGAGGTCCTCCAGCCCCTCAACTGCTGCTTGTCCTTTCGCGCTCGGTTCGACTGGGAGGAGGAGGTTTCGCGTGGCGTAGATCGCGTTGTAGAGGTGTGCCCCCTCCGTTGCGGGCGGGTCGACGATGACGACGTCGTACTCGCTGGGGACGTCGGCTTCTTGGAGGACGCGCCGGAGCTGGGCGTGGACGTTGTATGCTTCGCCGAAGTCCTCTGCTTTCTGCTTCTCGCGGCGGAGGTGGTCTTCGAGGTCCGACAGCGCGTTGTGCTCGGGGACAATGTCGACGCCCTCGGCGGTCCGAATGAGGTCGTGGAACGGACCGCGTGGTGAGTCGACCATGTGGCGGACGATGTTGTCGGCTGAGGAGTTCTCGCGGTCGTCGTCGACGTCGAAGAGGCGGCTGAGGTTTCCGTCCTGGGGGTCGAGCGGAACCACGAGGACGTCGAGGCCGGCTCGGCGATGCGCGACGGCGAGGTTCGCAGTAAGCGTCGTTTTGCCGACGCCACCTGCCTCCGAGTACACGGTGTACGCGAGCATAGTCGTAGCTGTGTCTCTGAGGTAATGAATCTACGTCAGACACTTGTCTGAGAACGATAGATGAGTGAGATATCTTAGTAAGAAGTCTATCTAAGACGCCTAAGATTCAATTCTGAGACTCTGATTCTGGCTGGTATCCCCACTGAACAAGCTGATCTACGACAAGTCCGGGACGTTCTATTGCCGCGAGGATGGCAGCTTCCCGAAGATCTGCGCGATAAACATCTTCATTCAGTTGGGTTTCGATCTGGTTCTGGAATTCCACGAATTTGCGCGCGGTTTCGTCTTGGAGGTGCAGTTGCTTCGTGACACTCCGATCCGTGACAGGGGACTCACGCTGATAGATCCAAGGGAGTGAGACGTCTTCGGTGGTCGTCTCGTGTTTGTCATCTGGGTCGCCCGTCGCGTAGCTGACGAGTTCCTCCCAGTGTTCGGTAAGGCCAGTCAGGCCGATCCGGCTGAGATTTCCATCGATTACATCAAAGCTAAACTCGCCAGTGGCGTGAGTGGTGGCGCCGATGACGGGGCCGTATCCAGATGCGTTGTCAAGTAGCGACTCGTTTTCGTCGAACAGATAGTCCGCAGCGACAAGGATTGGGTGGCAGTCTGCAGCTGCGTAGTCTCGGAGTTGCGATGCCGCTCCGATGGAGTCCGCGAGCGTCGTCTTCACCTCGAACGCGTATTTCGCAGAGGGCTCAACGCTGAACTCGTTTTCTTTCATCAGCATTACGTCGGCTCGGCGCTCCCTGCCGTCGACGGTGACCGGCTTCTCTTCGTGGACAACGACGTCGGTCGCACTATCCTGGAACTGGTTGGTGTACTCGCTAAGCGTATGCAGAAGTGCTCGTTTCAGGACGTCGTGGTCCATTGTATCGAGGTCACCCATCGAGGAGTTCCTCCCGCGCCTCCTGGACGCGCTGGTACTCGGCCTCGTCCCCGCCCTGGTCGGGATGCGTCTCCTTCACGCGCTCCCGATACGCCGCCCGAATCTTCTCGGGACTGGCGTCGCGATCGACACCGAGGATAGTGTGGGCGGGGGGCTCGCCGGCGACGACTGCGTCGGTGTCCCCGTCGGCAGGTGGGAGGCGTGCGTTTGCGAACTCTGACTCTCCGGTCGCGACGGGACGATTCTCCATCCGGCGCTTCTCACGAAGGTACAGTCCGGCCTGCCGGACATTATCGCGGAGCCGGGTGTGAGTGTCGCAGGCGACGGCGTAGTCGGCGTCGTCCATTCGCCAGCGCAGCACGAACCCAGGGTCATCTGGGTTCGCACGGGCGTATGGTCGCTGGTCGGTTTTGCGCTGCTGGGCGTCGAACTCGTAGCGGTATCTGTCCGCGCCGATGCGCTCGAGCTCCTTCTCCAAGTCGTCGAAGGCGTCCGAGAGAGACACCGAGAAATTGTTGTTCGGTTCTCGGTGCTCTGCGCTCGTTCGGTCAAAGCCGGCTGGCCAGTCGATACGCGAGTTCGAACGGGTAGATGAGGTCGTTGAGTTACTCGCCATCGAGGATCTCCTCCATGCGGTCGAGGGCGTCCTCGAGGTTGTCTCGGTTGAGGTTCTTCTCCGCACGCTGGGCGTCCGCGAGCGCGTCCCGCAGCTCATCAACGTCAATGCTCTGTGATTCGGCTTCGTGGAGTTCGCGTTCGAGGCGTTGCTTTTCGACGCGGAGCTCTTCGAGCTCGTCGCGTGCCTGCTCGAGTTTGTGCTCGAGCGCGTCGGCGTCGGCGTCGTCGGTGGTGCCGAGGTCGAGGCGGTCGCGTTGTTCGCTGGGGATGTTCTCGGGTTGGAGTTCGTAGACGCCGCGGCCGACGTTGGTGACGTAGTCGGCGCTCTCCATCTGTTGGAGGCGTTGGGTGATCCACTGGCGTGAGACGTCGAGTTGTTCGGCGAGGTTTGAGGGGACGTTGCGGCCGGTGGCGAGCGTTTCGAGGATGCGCTCGTCGATGTCTTTCAGCTCGTGTGCCATTTGCTGGTGCATGGATTCATCGCCACTTGTCTATTGTCATCGACACCGTAAATAGTTGACCACTGTCCGGTACAATACACTTGACAACAGTAAACTATAAGGGCATACGGCGTGTACCCTGAAGTAGAGCCCGAGGGACGCCACACGAGAGAAAGTGGCCGCGTGCCATAACACGCGACCTCGGGTCACCGAACGACCCATGAGCACCAAAACACCCGACACCCAAGACGATTCCGACCAAACCCTCAACGGGGAAACCGACGCCTACGTCATCCCCCACGAGTGGCTGCAGAACGCACCGACCGCCACCATCACCAACGGCGAGACCGAATACTACGCCGTCCTCTACACCGTCGAACGCAACGTCACCAACGACGAAGACGTCCTCGCCGGCCGCAAGCAGGGCCGCGCCGAAGAGTGGACCATTCACGCACTCTACGTCCGCGCGGACGGCCAGCGCGCCGTCGAGTACCCCTACGACGCTCGCGTCATCGACACCGGCACGGGTCTCGACGTCACCCCGCGTGACTTCCAAGCGACCGTCGCCGTCGACGGCGAGATCGTCACGCCCCACAGCGCCCCCCAATCCCAGCTAGTCGTCGAAGCGCTCGACGCACTACACGACATCCAAATCGAGGCCGACGCCTAATGCGGGGACACGACATCCACGGTCGCGGCGCGCGCCGCATCCGCAGCGACCACCGCCAGACCGCCATCGACGAGTTCCATCACCGCATCCTCCGTGATGGCGTCCACGACGACATCGTCGAAGACGCCCAACTCGCCCACCTCGAAGACGCCATCGCGAAGCTCGAGGACACGCGCGACCGGCGCCGGAGAGAACTTGAGACTGACGCCGATCCTGCACAGGCAGTCGTCGACGCGATCGAGGACCTGCAGGAGACGGCACGCGAGCGCGTCATGGAAGTCTGCGCTATGCGAGCGCGGATTGTCCTCGTCGACGGCGACGTCTGGGTCCAGGAGGGCTACGAGGACGAGGCCGACGTCGAGGCGGCGAAGCGGGAGGCCGCGACGTGGCTGGTCGCGAACGACGATGTGACGAAGCGGACGTTCGGCGGAATGGACGAGGCAGTCTCCGAGGAGGTCGATGCCAGTGAGTGATCACGAGACCGGCAGCCCCCAGAGTCGTCTCGCCGGCGTGCGCAAGCAGCTGCGGCTTGCCCTCCAGGACGTCGACGACCCCACGGCAGCAGCACGCATCCAAGACGCGCGCCGAGCAGCCCGCCGCGCCAGCGACGAACTCGCATCTGTCCCGATTATGGTCGATCCTATTCCCGTGGACACGTCCGAATCCGAGGAGGTCGAGGAGTGATGTCGCGCTGGAGTACTGACCCGGATGAGCTCGGCGCGGAGATCGCGTACGCGCTCCACGAAGGCATCGACGTCATCGAGCACCTGAAGCGTAAGCATCAGGCCGAGGGCTGGAACGGACCCAGCAACGACGGTGGTCGAGCGTGAAGAACGTCTTCGATCCCGACACAGAGTTCATCATCGAACCGTCCCAGACGCCAGTTTCGGAGGATGGCTACAAGATTGGCGAGCCGAAATACATCGAGTGCGCGCACTGCAGTGCGCGTGAGTTGCTGACCGAGGAGCCATCCCCCGGTGTGGACGAGCTCCAGCACGACCTGGATTGCCCGCAGCGCTTCGCTCGGACGCCGTGGTGGCGCGACTACTTCCTCCATAACGCCAGCGACTAACCTCCTCGGCTGCCGGTAGTCTTCCTCCAGTCTTAACCAACACGCGACCGGATAGCAGTGGCTGTGTTGGTTAAATCGTGGGCGGTCTGTTTTTCCGAAATAACCCCCAGTAGTTATCCCCGCGCCCACCCGACCACGAGGTATGTACGCTCGGTATCACGTCTTCGATGAAGGCTGGGTGCCCGAGGACCTCCATGCCCGCAACGGCGAGCTGCAAGCGCTCGCCGACGCCCTCGACGACCTCGCGCGTGGGTCCCGTGCGCCTAACCCCGTCCTCCTCAGCGGGCCGCCCGGCGCCGGGAAAACCGCGTCATCCCGGTACGTCCTCGACGATCTCGAAGACTCCACGACAGTCCACACGGCGTTAGTCGACGCCTGGACGAACCACAAGCCCTACCAGACGTACGGCGCGCTCCTCCAGGAGCTCGGGAAGGCTGGCGTCGTCCAACCCCAGACCCCGCACAGCGCCCTCCGTGATCGTGTCCGCGACGCCACCCCAGACGGCGGCGTCGTTGTCGTGCTTGACGAGGCCGACCAGCTTGACGACCCACAGATCCTGCGTGACCTCGACGCGATGGCTGGTGTTGCGGTGGTCGCAATCGTCAACGACGAGGCCGGGTTCCGCGACCGGCTCGACCGCAAATCCGCCGGCGTCGAGTTCCGCGAGTCAGTCCCGTTCGGCCCCTACAGTGAGGGAGAGTTAGTGGATATCCTGCAGCCGCGTGCAAGCCGTGGGCTGCGCCTGGGGTACCGGCGGACGAACGCCCTCGAGGCAGTTGCCGCGCGCGCCAACGGGAACGCACGGGTTGCCATCCAGGGGCTGCGGGCAGCTGCCGAGCACGCGCACGAGTCGAATCGTAGCGAGATCCGCATCTGGGACGTCGAGGCTGGGATTGATACGGCGGTCGAGCAGATCCGCCGGAAGACCCGGTCGCGGTTGCAGCGCCACGAACGCGTCGTCCTGGAGGTGGTTGAGGATCTTGAGCCGGCGCGGAAAAGCGCGGTCTACGAGGAGTACGCGAATCGGGTTGGGGAGGAGGCGCGGAGTCAGCGCCGTGTTGAGGATTATCTCTCGAAGTTGACGTCGTATAATCTGCTTGTGGCTGAGGGGGAGACGCGCGCTCGTCGATACGCGGTTGCTGGCGAGGCGGCGACGGCGTAACACCAGGGTGTTTTCTCGAAATTTCTCCCTTCGGTTAAGTAACCAGTCCTCGTCGGTAGTCGTGTATGCCGACACTTGAGACGCGAGCCGGCGAGGTGTCAGTGACCGAGCTGCGGTCGGTCGAGCGCGGCGGCCGTGTGGCTGTCGAGCAGGGCAGCCGGAAGTGGCACGTCGACGTCCTCGAATCTGGGGAAGTACAGTTGGTGGCGTCCTGGGAGAATGGAGAGTTAGCGGACGTCGAGTTGCCCGGGGCGGTCAAGGAGCGGCTCGGGGAGTACGCAACGAGGGTCTGATGATGGGGTTAGCTACTCGCCGTCGTCCTCGTCGTAGGCCTCGTGGTAGGGCGTCTTCGTCTTGTAGCCGCAGCTCGGGCAAGTTGCCTTCCAGCTGTCGCCGGTGTAGTTCCAGGTGTGGCCGCAGCGGCCACACTCAACCTCGACGTCTTCGGATTCCTCGTCTGGGGAGTCGTCGGTCATGGCTACCAAATGCTACCACCACCACTAACTTAAGGGTCACCCCATGCAGAGGCGGATGTGCGGATTCTACTACTACTACCACCACCACATTTATATCACGACACACCCATGAACAGTATAGGTGGTAGTAGTGGCGGAAAACACAAATCAAACACCTTCAGAAACGATCGAAGTCACCTGTCAAAACTGCGGGTACGAGTGGACGTACTCCGGAGATCTCCAGATGGTGACCTGTCCGAGTTGCCAGCGGAAAACTCCGGCAGAACCTGACGACGAAGAATAGCCGCCCCTTTCGCACACCCACGAACCCGGCTCCTGGCAGAGTAGAGGTTCGCGGGCGTGCGGGGGTGGCGTCGGTGTACCGTACGCGATCAAGCAGCGATACAGATCCGAAGCCATGCTAAATAAGCAACTCACGGAAGATAACGATTCTGGCACCGCCCGAGCAGCATCAACACTCAAACAAGACACGAGCGCGCCGTTCACCTGCACCCGCGACGACTGTCCTGCAGTCCTCCCAACCGAGGGCGCACGCCGTAGTCACATAGAACGCGACCACGACGACACGGAGCGTGATGCGTGATGTCGGATAGTGAGGCGTTCCGCGATCAGGTGAACTCCGCGCTGGAAGCTGCCGTCGCCGGCGACCGCGACCTCGACGACATCGAAACCGTCCTCCAGGACGGCTTGGACCGCGTGCAGGAGATCCGCGCCATCCGGGGTGAGAACTGATGTTCGCCGACGAGCACTACCCCGAAACCGAGGACGATGCGATGCGCGCAGACGGCGCCGGCGAAACGCACGTGGACGCGCAACGAGGCCTCTGGATCCCACCCCAGTACCGGGACTTCGACACCCAGCTTGTCATCCGCACCCCGCGGACGACGATCCAGCACTACAGCGACGGCACCGACGCCTACTACGGGATGGTTACCGAGGCGGACTTCGGCCCTGTCGAGGAGTTCCAGGATCCGAAGAATCCCGAGCTCGCACCACGCCAGGTCTCATTCAAGCCCCAGGGCGAACCAGCGGACACACTCTCCGTCGAGATCCCCGCGGAGGTCGATGCCTGATGCAGTTCCGCTACCAGGTCGTCTGCGAGGACTGCGGCGTCATCGAGGCCGACACTAGCGACGACGGCCTCTACGATAAGGCGACCGCGCATCGGCGCGCTGGCTTCCACGAGGGAAGCCGCGACCACTCCGTCCGCGTGGAGGTCGCCCGCGAGACCAACGAGTACCGCTGCCCCGTCTGCCAGACGAAGTGCGTCGGCGAACGGGAGCGCGACGGACACGCGAAGACGGAGCCGGGCGTTCAGCCGAGCTCCTTCGTGAGGGTGTGACCATGTCGGAAAACACTACTGAGCAAGAGAGCACGAAGCAGGACACGGCGAATCGGAAGCATCTGTACCTCATCACGGAAGCGGAAGATGAGGACAAAGTCGGCTGCATCAAGATAACCGACTCGCGTCTCTCGCGTGCCGAGAAGAACCGCGAGACGCCGTACCACAAGCTCGACGAGGACGCGGGCGATTTCTACATCGCCGGCAAGCAGGTTTCGATGGGGTACGTCGACTTCGACGACGAAGACGACTTCGAGGAGAACATCGAGACCGAGCTTAAGCGGAAGATGAGCGAGATCGACGAGCGGCACTTAGAGAAGGCTGGTCACGACACCGAGGAGGTGCTCGCCTGATGTCGGACCAGCACACCGTCATCGAAGTCGAGTGCCTCGAAGACGGCTGCGAGGCGCTGGAAGAGGTCACGCATCTCGGACACGCTCGGACCGACCGGCAGACCGAGATCGTCCTCGACGCGCACCTCGAAGCGGCACGCCTTCACGAGGAGGAAGCCGGCCACGAGTTCAACGTCAGCGTGGACACCGGCACGCCGAGCGAGATGGAGGCGCTCTACGAGGACCTGACCGGCGAGCGCCTCGTCGCGGACGGCGGTACTGAGCAAGAGAGTGCGGGTGGTCAGCAGAGTGACCCTGTCCTATCGACGCTCGACGAGCTGGACCGACTCGACAAAAGCCACGACCCGACCGTGGCGATCTTCGACGGTCACGAAGCCCGGCCGGTCATCGCAAAAGTCGGCGACGACCTCCGAATGCTGTCGAGTTGGGTCCTCTACGCGAGGGAAGTCAGCATCGAGGACATTCGGGAGACGTGGGACGAGCACGGCGTGCCGCGCACGGTCTCGTTGTCGACTCAGTCAGACCGCTTCGACGCGTCCGACTTCCGGGAGGTGGCTGACCTTGAGTAACTCAGATGCTGCTGTCGAGCAGGATCCAGACGGCGCACTCGCGGTCGAGCGGGAAGGCGAAGCGGTTGTCGTCGTCATCGAAGAGGATGGCGAGGAGGACCGCTACTACATCGAACCAGAGACGGCCACCGCCGTCGCGATGTGGCTCAACCAAGCCGCCGCTGAAGCGAAACAGTTCGCGCAACAGCACGGAGGCGATCTGTGATGCCGAGGGAAGTATCAACGGGTAACATCGACCGGTACGGTCGTGGGTACCACGCACTCGGCATTCAAGAGTGCCCACACTGTAACCGGGCGACGGAACGCGTCACGCTGAAACTCCCGTCATCCGGCGCGAAGGCACGGAAGTGCCCGTGGTGTTCTCGCTCGCTGCTATCGCGCTACCTGCATCGCGTGAAAAGCCGACTCCAGCGTATCCGAGCGCGAATCAGAGGTGGGTCGTAATGTCGGATACAGTCTCTCCCGAGATGAAGGAGTTCATCCGGAACTCCCCACCAGCGTGGGCGCTGGCGAGCCACCTCAAGGACGCCTACCAACTCCCCGAATCGGAATGGGGGCAAGTCCTCAAATTCCAGTGGAGCGACGAGGGCTCCACGTGGACAGTGCGGTGCAACGGCTCCGGCAGCCTGAAAATGTGGGCTGGGGCGCCGATATCCGACCAGTTCCCGGACCCGGCTGCCATCGAAGTCCCTGCCGGCTGCCACCTCATCACCGTCGACAACGAGGCCGTCCTCCTCGCGAAGCCCGACGGCAACGAGTTCTATTGTGACCGTGACGCGACCAGGGTCTGGGAGGAAGCCGCCATCCGCGCGATGCACGCCCACTGCCTCGAGCAAGGCGACGACCTCCCGGACGTCGAGGAATTCCTCCAGGAAACGGAGGTGCTCGACTGATGTCCGCCGAGACAGAGCGGACCGAGATCTGCCCGGACTGCGGATCACCCCAGATTCGGAATCGTGTCGTCCGCGGGCACGTTCCGACCGACTCGAAAGCACAGTACCGCTGCAACGACTGCAGCACCCGCTTCGACGACCCCGACACTCGGCCCGCCGAGAACCACGGCATCCCTGGCGCCGGCTCCCAACTCGGCGGCACGCTCGCCGCGATGGACGCCAGCGACCTCCAAGGAGGTGCCGACTGATGCCGGATCTCGCCGAGCACCACTACCCACCAAACAGTACCGACGCTGGGGTCGCCCCGGACGTCGAGGACTTCCGAGAGCAGGTCCGAGAATACTGCCGCTACCGCCGCGACGAGCAGGGGAACGCGTACGTCACCGCGACGAAGGTCACCCGTGAGTTCGACGTCACGCCCCAGAAGGCGGGCGCCGCACTCGCGAAACTCACGGAAGCGGGCGCGCTCTCCACGTGGAAGGACGACGCGCGCCGGACGACCTACCGCATCACGCTCGACGACACGGGTGGTCGCGATGAGTGAGTACGGCCGCCCCACCGCAACCAGCGGGGACCGTCCCTCGAATCCGGACATCAAGGACCGCATCGGCGAGGATCCCGCGCGCTACCTCGTCGACCCGGACATGACGACGTGGAGCCGTATCCGCGGCATCAACAGCGAGGACGTGCTCGAGGCGTGGCTCAGTGTCGAGGAAGACCTCGGCCCACGCCGCAAGGTCATCAAGCGCCTGAACAAGCGCCGCCGCGAGCTCCAGGAGGCGGATTCGTGATGGCCCAACCCAGCGACCCGAACAGCCTCCCGGACTCGCTTGCGGAGTTCAAGCAGATGGCGATCGTCAAGGACTGCACCGCCTGTGGCGAGGAGACGCGGCTGCGCTTCCTCGAGGACGGCGAGTGCCCGGGCTGCAGGTACGGGGGCGATGCCGCATGACGGGCGTCAGACGAACCGTCGGTCGGACGCGAACCTTCAAAGGGACGGCCAGCAAACAGGCAATCAGCAAGACACAGCAGGCACTACGAGAACACAACGGACCGCAGAAGCCGGGGCGTCCCACCGCCCCGCAGGACCAGAACTCGTCCACTGCTTCTGCGCCGAGGGACTTAGCATTTGCCCCTTCGACCAGCCCCAGCTCTATCCCTCGCGACGTCCTCGGGCGTCAGTCCACCCCCACCAGCGCAGCCAGCTGCATGCACGACTACACGATCGAGATCGACGACGTCGAACCGGACGATGAGCCAGTCGACCACCACGACCCACTCCGAGAATTTTTTTCTTTGAAAGCCCACCCCACCACGCCATCTCTCCCCCACGGCGAGAATGAGAACAGCACGGAGAGCGGTTGTTGTAGCGGTCTGGCTGTGCTGTGCTGTCTGAACAGTACGAAGTACTGGGGTGGGGGTACGCGTACCCCCACCCCTGTCTCCCACCATGTTGGTGTGAGTGGTGGTGGTTCCAGCCACCGCCTCACACCATCTTGGTGGGAGCAGGCTCGTGGGGTGGTCGCCGATGTATGACCACACTCCTCTCGACTGGCTCGTCCCGTCCGATGAGTGGGACCGGTTCTGCCGCTTCGTCGAGGGAGAGGACGGGAGTCTCGACGGCTATCTCGGCGATGCAGCGGAACAGGCGATGGCCGAGTACGCTCATGTCGACGAGTACGCCGGCATCGAGGAGCGGGTCGACAAGCTCGTCACGGCTGCCGGTCGCCGTCCCGAGGACGGTTTCAAAGAAAAAAATTCGGGGTTGCTGGAGGACTGGGCAGACGCGGACAAGACTCGCGTCACCGTCAAAGTCGAGCGTGAAGTGAAGGCGAAGTTCCGCGAAGTCGCGAGTGACAGCGACCACGCGTTCGGCGTGGAATTCGCGCGCGCCATTCGCACGTACCGCGACGGCGGTCGTCGCGACCGTGTCGAACGGAAGCTCGACCGCATCCTTGACGACGCCGAACGCCTCCTCAGCGACCTGCAGCCCGACGACGAGGAGACCGAGGGTTCCTCAGAGTCGCTGTCGTTGGCGGAGCGGAAGACCATCGCCGTCTGCGACGAGCTCGGCGAGCAGTTCACCGATGACGAACTGGTCGACGCCATCGAGCGTGTCGCCGAGGTCTCCAGCGAACCCTCGATCGAGAAGTACCGCGGGCTGGTCGTTGACCGACTCGGGATGGAGCGTCACCCAGGCGAACCGCATCTGTGGGTTCCCCATGATGTCGTGGACCAGCTCGCACCTGGCCAGCCTCGCGTAATCCGGCAGTCAGTCGAACGCCTCGATCGCGAGGAACGCGTTCGCCGCGTTCAACTGGCAGTCGGTCGTGCTGCCGCTGAACGCGACTCTGACATCGTCCGCGTGCAGACACCCGTAATTCAGGAAGAAGTCCTCGGCGGCGAAGTCACGCGGTCGAGCACGTTGAGTCTGATGCGCGCGGCGCAGTTGTCCGCGGGCATCGAGGTTGATGACGACTCCTCGCCCGCAGCGCTTGTCGTTGACGTCCAGATGATCGAAGAGGTGGATTCCGAATTGGCAGCGACGATACTCAGGTACCACGATAAGGCCGAGGAGGGCTTGCTCGGGTCGCCGACGT